AATACTAAGCCCCGCCCCAGCTCATCATAGGATCAAATGACGTCAGCAAGGTCATTTTAGACAATTCCCCTTCATTAATGAAGGGCATAGATGGAAACATAAACAACATAACACGCTGCTTCGCAGAGTAAACAGATCAAAATCAGTATTTATTCAAGTATTATTTATTCATAAATACAAATTACAATTCTTCCTCAGAGGAGTACAAATACGATTCTTACTTACAGTAATATACACTACATTAATATCTAATTGACTATGTACAAAATCTAGTAGACTACATCTAACAATCGTACCATCTACATACGATACATCATCGTCTTCCTCCAAAGGAAGTAATGAAGGAAACAACTCCCCATAGTCAAAATCCACAAGATGCAGATATGCAGAGAGCTTCATATGTTCTTCTTCAATAACTCCATATTTAACTCTGCAGGGTACATCCTTCTTCCATCTAATTAGACATCTCCTATTAAACTGATTACCAACGTAATCAGCTAATAAATCTAAATAATTACTTAACTTACGCAAATTTACAGATGAGGGATCTTCATTTAATAGAGCTTCATACCTTCTACAACTATCTTCAATTGAATTCTCAAGGAATTCCTTCTTCCTTTCCTCTTTCATATGCTCACGTACAATCTTCTCTCTCAATTCGACAGGAAGACGAGAAAAATAATTCAGATCCATTTTCGTTGTTTCACACAACGRAAAAGAAAACTATTTATAGACGCACATATATCCTTTGCTTCGAGACGAAGCAAAGACAGCTGTATTCAATTAACCATACAATAGTTAACGTCACATCAATTCTTTACTTTAAAAAAGTAAAGCTAAAGCATACGCACTAATAGGCCCTACCACGAAGCTTCGTGGAAGGTGTGAACGATCTTCCGTCAGATGTAATCACAGACCCTGATCGTCCACGTGTTATGTTCATCCAATGGTCATAGGTCGTCCACGTAGTGATCCCGTGAACCTGGGGCGGGGGT